GGGCTCAGCAGATCGTATTGGAAGCAATCCGGGTTGTTTGTGCCTGTTAGCAATGCCGCGACCACGTCAGGATAGTTCATCGAATCAACTTCAGCGCTCGTCAGTGTCGCACTGACAAAGTAAGCCGGTGCCGTAATCACTCGTGCCGGATCAAGAACGGTCGGAGCGCGCGACGGATCTTGCCATTGTGTGTCAGGCGGTGGCGTAAACGATCCGGCAGGAAGCGAGAAAATATCCTCCATGGCATTGATTTTTATGGTTTTATCCTTGCGCTTGCCGTAATCGATATTGCTAAGACGCAATACAAGATTCTCAATGCCATACTCTGGATAATTTAACAGCGCACAACTACCAGGGGCAAGTGTCCAACCCTTGCGGTTGACCTCAAGCTCAAAAGCTGCTAGCGGCGCCGATGCCGTAGCAAGATCACGCATAGCTAAAGTCATTGCTAGCGCAGCATTACGCACACCATAATAGTTACGCGCATCGGAAATTACACCTCCCTGGATTGTAATATTTGCTAGGTCTTGAGCGGTGACAGTCTCTTCTTGTTCATTTAGTGGATTAGTCCAAGTTACGACAATCTCATTGATCGTCTCACCCCAGCCCTTGCGATCAAACGACGTAACCGTACAATTGCTCGGATCGAGCACAATCAGGTCTTCAATATTGTAGTCATCGCGAATGAGTTTGAGCGTGATAAGGCCGGTACGCTGATTGACGAAGATCGTGCCTTGGATGTGATCGAGGATTTCTGAAATGAATGCCTCTGTGGTCGATTGCTTGGACCACATTAGTGACATACCGAACTTCTCTGCCAGGAGAGTTGTCGCCGCATCCGTGAGCGATGCGAAGTCGATAGCTGCGGGAGAGGTACCCATGCCCCATACGGTATTGGTCATGCACTCATAGATGATCGCGGCAGGATTAGCATCTGTTACAGGCGTCATGACGATTTTGTAGGTCGCCATTTCCACACCGCCCTCACTGTAGAAGCCAGTCAATGTGATCTTGACTTCTGGCAAAGAGACAACTCCACCTACGAAATCGTATTCAACACCGTTAATCTTGACCGAGTCGGTATCTCCTGTAGGATCGACGATAATGTCCGTGCCGTTAACCATGGTTGTCTGGCCGCTGGTCATGACCGAGCAGCCGTTTACGAACTCAGCAATGCCGGTCGTCAGGGTTTTCGTGACGCCGTTGACCGTGATGACATTACCGACTCCACGCACCACGTCATATGCGTTACCTTCGATGGAACAAAGTTCGGGATCGAACACCTTTGGAACCCGAGTAACTTTCGCCCACATGGATTTCAAGTAGGGATTATTGGAACTCAGCAAGAAGCCCTTATATGGATTCCCAGGCGAATTTCCGAACATGAAAATGCTGGCAATCCCGCGATAGGCTGGACACGTTTCGGGCGTCAGGTTAACGCGACTCGCGAGCGACGTAGGTGCAACCTGCGTATCGTTACCATTTAGGTAATGGACACTGCCGACTGCGCCGCCTTCCTTCTTGACGCCGCCAAAGAGTCCTGGCTTGTTAATGGAGAACTGCGTGTTGTCCGCAATATCGCCGTGCCACGCCAACTTCTCGCCGTAATAGATCGCCAGCAACTTATCAGCTACACCATGGCAGATGCCGTAGTGCAGCGACATGCGATAATCGACGACCTCCATCTTGGAGCTAGAACCCTTACCCATTATGCTTGACCTCGATTACGCGCAGCGCCATGGCATCGCCCGTGGCAGCTAGAACTTCCTCATCGATACCATCTTTAAGGAAGGCTCGAAAGTCCAAGCCGTATCGCTCAAACCAGCGGCGCATTCCGGTTCCGCAGTAGCCGGCCCGAATGATGTCAGTGCAATAGATGCGCATCAGGCGTTGACCTTATATGTGAGCATGGTTTTGTCACCGTACCATAGCACATTAAGCGATTGTACCGTCATAGTTCCGAAGACAACCGGGATTTCGCGACCAGCTTCAGCAGTAGGGTCGTCCATGTTGCGAGCCGATTCAGGCTTGTTCTGCTTAGGCTTTGGCAACAGGAGATAACTGACGACATTAAGAACCAGACCAACCAGAAGTGAAATAAGCCACGGGTCCATATGTCACCTCAATAGAAGTTATTTGCATTACCATGTGGGTTCTTACGAGGAATCCAGGGTTGCCCTCCGAAGTTCTGGATGTTGTTGAGGTATCGACATCCGTCCATCACATGGTTGCAACCCAGGCTGAGAGTTACTGCTGTTCCAGCGGTCAATGTCGACAAAATGCCACCGACCGTCAGCGTGTTAGTCCCCTCATTGACCTGTCGAATTGTACGAATTTCTGCAGTAGAACCGCTGCCCCATTCAATAACCCCGTCCACGAAACGAGCCTTCGCAAATGACCCATTCCAGCCGCTTGGCAAGGTCAACGTCGCTCGATTGACGGTTCCTGCCGTGGAAGACACCGTGTAGGAGGCTTTGCTAGCGCGACACTGATCGCCGTAGAGCGCATGAGGGCACCCATACTGGTAACGCCGACGCAAGCCAGGGCGACGCAATGAGGTGCTGATAGGTTCGCATGTCAACTTAGATCGGTCCTGGTCACGCTGGCAACTCAGTACACGACCGCTCCATACACTCAGAAATTCATAGTCTGGATCATCGGAATGACCCTGGTAAATAGTGAGATAGACGATATCGCTCGGAGGATAGACGCGAAAAAGTTCCGTTACGTCCGTATCGAGCGGCAGTTCCAAGGTCATATTGGCCTTGTCGAGCGTACCAGATGCAGAGATGGCGCTACGATTGATCGGAATTGGCGTATATGCAATTGTTCCAAGAGGCGAACCATGGTTGACAACGATTGTGCTATCACCATCCGCATAGGAAAACTTCTGCGTTCGGTATGAAAACAGGTAGAGCGTATCAGGTGCACCGAGGTATCGGCTTTCCTCAAAGGAACTGAAGGCCATTTGTCGCCTCTGGATAATCGACGTTCACAATTACGTCGAATGTGTCAAAGTATGGAAGGATGCCTGTTCCCCAAGTCGTGAGAACCCATTCTTCCGCACCATCGAAGGAATCTGGTGCAATGCCCATAAACATTTGCGTGATTTCCGGGTAGCGAACGTTAACAATCCAATCCAACTGGTCAAGAAAGCCCAGAGCGCCAAGTCCCCAATTATCAAGAACCCATTGCGCCGCCTCGTCGTATGGTGGAATTGTAATTTCAGACGGTAGCGCTTCGAGCGCCTGGATTGACAATGTCGTTTGCGCCGACTGATCTGTAATCCATTCCATGGTCAGGTCGTCGGTCGCAAAGCGCGAGACGTACAGCCAACATACCATCTCGATCTGATTTTGAGACAGAGTCGTCGGCCACAATGGCGTTACACGAATTTGCGATTGTGTACCATCTACATTGAAAATATTAATAATTCGTCGCGGAATAAAACGACCATCATCTGTAATTACAACGATATATTTATGCAACGGATCGCGTACAAATTGATTGTATGTTTCAATACCATCAACTAAAATATTCTGACCACCTTCGTTAATTCCAGACAATACCTTAAAATCTGGAATCCATGTCGGCATCAGAAACTCGTGAGCACGCCCTCGCTGGCGCCGTACAAACTTTTGAATCCCTTCAATCTGCGTATCGGTCTGTCGTAGGAATGTAGACGTGCGAAGGTAACTTCCAAATGCAATTGGCGTATAGGTCAGAATGCGACCAGCATCAAAATCCAGTTGTTCATATGTTTGAGAATATTGCGACTCGACAGGGTTCGACCAGTTGGGGCGGTCAATCAGAAGTTCTCGATTCTCGAAATGAATCGCATTGTAATATCCATCATCGCGTGGCTCGCTGCCTGGATCGATGTTAAAAGTGAATTGCAACTCAGCAACGCCGTTCGTTTGCGAACTGACACGCATCAAACTTTCAAGTTGGCCTTGCACACCTAGGTATACAAGCGCGCCCGCTGCCACGTCTGCGGTAAGTGCGTCTGTCAATGTAAGGACAGTGCCTGTAATCGCTGTTACCGTCGTCCACTGACCATGCGGCAAAACGAGTGTGATACCGGCCTGTAGCCATGTAGGAACGCGCGACACCGTCAAACTGGTCGAGCCACTTAGCGCTGTTCCGATTGCAGCAACGCGCCGTACCGGATCGCGCATCGTAGTCATCTTGCCCATTTCCGAACTCAGGAAACGATGCAGTTGACGTTGGCCGTCACTATCCAACGTCACTCGGAACTCGACTTGTCGGCGAGGTGTCTTACGCCATGCTGTACGCTGCTCACGACCGGCCCTGGACGTGATGATTTCAGTCAAATAACTGATCGTCACGTTGACCGAGTTTTTCCAGTTCGGTTCGAAAGGCCAGAGCTTCATTATCCAAGCGCCGAGTTAACAGATGTCTTATTCTCACGCAGGAAGTTGATGAGCGTGCGCTCTCCTACCTTTGTGCCTAGGCCCATGGATAGCACATCAGATGGATCGAAGGCTACAATGTTACGGATGTTCATCGGCGCCTGCCCACCCGCGCCACCGCCATTATTGACGTGACGAGGATCATCCGAGGTGAGAACTTCCTCACCTTTTTGCAGCACGGCCGGAACTTCATCGGGCTTCAGACCGGCGATTCCGCCATCGTGATAACGCATTGCGCCGTCGAATACGCTGCTGCTGACCGACTGCGTCCAACCTGCACCCGACCCGACCACGCCGCCTGTATGGTGGAAGAACGTAGTAACCAGCGATCCGATGATGCCGCCAAGTCCGCCCCCACCACCGCCCCCTCCGCTAAATATCCCAATGATACCCTTCAGCAAGCCACTAAACATGCTGAAGATGCCATTCATAAGGCTGCTGAGGCTATTAGCGATGCCGCTGAAAATGTCAGTGCCGGGAGTGCCGGGAGTGCCGGGAGTGCCGACTTGTACACCAGGGGTGGCCGTAGTAGCAGGCTTCGTCGTCGCGATCTCTGTTACCTTCTCGATCCCTTGACCGAAGGCATTCGTGCTTGTCTTAGCTGCGTCGAGAGACTGTGTGAACGACGTGACAGACGTGGTCGCCTGTCCCATGCCAACGCTGTCTGCACCCCAATAAGAGCGCATCTGAGGATTAAGCCCGTTCTCCCACGAGCCGCCGCCCATCCCTACACGCTTCTTATCGATGTCAAAGTGCATGGTGTCGAGCGCACCATACTCACCCTTCTGACCAGAGAAGTATCCGCCCCAACGAAACTGATCGTTGAGTTCGGGATACTTCTCCATCTGCACGCGACGCGCTTCCTGTGCGAACTGTTCATACTGCCGGAAGTTCGCAGGGTCTTGATAGTTGCCAAGGGCCTTGCCATCTGGCCCATAAAGCTGCACGTCTGTCGCAAGACCCTGTCCGTGGTAGCGCGGATCGCCAGGACGATAACCAGAGATGGCGTCGACCTTATAGCCGGTACGTGTTGCGGCAGTGTTGAGCACATCGGTGAGACGCGCATCGACGGCATTATTGAAACCTGCCGTCTTACCGAGGCCGCCAGTGCTGCCCTCAAGCGGATTATCGAACCACTTAGCTTCGTTCTCGCGACGAGTCGTCAGCCCAGGTGATACCGCCCCGTTCTCCTTATTGTACTGAAGGAAGAGGGCCTTTGCCTTGGCATAGTCTCCGGCCTTAACCGCCTCGCCCAGGCCCTCATTCTGCCAGCCTGGACCAGCGTTGTAGGTTAGCGACGAAAGGGCATCCTTGACGCCCTGTGGGGCATTGGGCGCAAAGGCATTGACGCTCGCTTGTGCCTGGGCAACTTCCTCACGCAACTTCAACTCAGCAGCGGCCTGAGTGATCGTCGCGCCTTCCTGGCTCTTAGTGCCGTAGCCAATCGACCACTGCTTATTATCCCAATAGGCTTTTTCCTTGAAGCCCTCGAAACCCTTGATCGCATCGATAAGAGTGGTGCCGCCCGACACGCGATCCACCGTGCCAACCGCTGTGCGATTGCCTGTAGAAGCCGCAGCACGGTTGCCACCGCCTCCACCAAACATACTGCCGATAGCACCGCTGATAGACGCACCGACGCCGCCATTACCTTGCGGTCCACCAAATGCGTTGAACAGCGCTTGCTTGATAATCATCCGTGCGATTTCGCGCAGGAAGTCAGATGCAAACTGAAGGAAGGCATCCCGTAGCGACGTGAAGACCTTGCCCGTCTCAACCAGTTTTTGTGCAAAGCGGTCAAACGCATCCGT